TTAATTGATTGTACCCCACAATTTCCCTAAACTATCATTTGTTTTATTCCATGTTCTCACAGCTAACCAAACGTCTTTACCATTATAAGCTGTGTAACTCACCCAAACGTGGCCGTCTTGTTTACATACAGTGTCGTATTTTATTGTTTGACCTGGCTGTAATACACCGCTCACAGGACAACTTCTAAACGGTCCAACATAATGAGTTTTAATAGGCGTGTTTGGCGTAAAATGAGCTACTTCTGATTTGTAATAAGTTCCATACTTATTGATTTTCCAACCGTTCATATCTCGTCTATTAGCGGGCGTAGAAGCACTGCCAGGTTTGTTTTTAACTGTAGTAACTTTAGGTGTACTACCTTTCATATATGCCCTAATTTGCTTAATGAAGTAATCTTTTAACTTAAGTTGTGTTGCCTTAGTCCATGCTTTTTTTGTTGGATCAATACCAGCATGTAATTTAGCAGAACGATGAGGACAAGCTGTATAACTAAATTCATTGTGTAAACGAACAGTATTTCTGTTAGCTGGTAACCCCCACTTTTTAAGTTTATGCGCTGCGAATTTAAGCGCAACTTGTTCGTTTTTAAGGAAATCTTTATCGCTTACATACATTGATTGATTAACTTCAATTCCATAAGTTTCAAAATTACCTGAACCCGGTTGAACGCCATCAGAAACATGCCAAGCAATTCTATCTTCTGATATAGCTTCCCAAATACCGTTTCTATCAGCGTATGCATGAGCTATACCTCTAGCTAATCTATTGTAATCAGCGTATACTAGGTTGTTATAGTATTGTTTTGAGTTCATGGTACCAGCATCGTTATGAATAACTACAGCTTTAGGTTTACGACCTCTCTTAGTCATATTCCAACCTTTGATATGATTATCATTAACTTTGATACTATTACTTTTCTTAACTGATTGTTTAGGAGCTGATTTCACATCTTTTTTAGGCTCTTCTACTTCTTTCGCTACAGGCGGAACAATAAAGTGTGTTAAACCATAATAGTTATCCCATCGTAAGCTAGGTTTTTTATTTGCCCAGCCATTCCAATTTTGTTCAAGTATTTGAAAGGAGTTCGTATTACCACCATCATATACTATACCTATATGCCCATAACGTGAATAGGTTCCAGCTGTATATACAGATATCCAACCTTTTTGGGGTATCGTTGACGGTTTGTTCTCTACAATCTTCCAACCTTTAGGGAATTTATTTATTATAGAGCTTTTAGCATCGCCCCACATCTCTGTTTGATTATCAGTTAACCACATTACATAATCTATCGCCAAGTCCATACACTGTGCGTGATAAGCACGGTCTTTATCAATGCAACCTGGTTCCATAGCACCAAAGGAAGCGTCATAACTCGTCCAACGTTTAACTCTGTATGGACTATCTACTACGCCGTTTTTATAATCTCTTAAACGTTTATTGATTTGAGATTGTGTTTTCATCCGGAGCTCCTCCTCCATCATTATCAAATTCAAATTCTTCTTCATCAGAATCATCAGTAAACGGTTCATTAGTGTCGAAAACTTCAGGTTTCACTGCCCCTGACTCACTTTTAAACTGTACAGGGTGCGTTTCTTGATTACGCGGTTTATTTAGTTCTAGGTCAATACCAGCGTCTGAAACTCCCTTAGTATTAGGGTTAGTTACAACACCTAAAGCTACAAGTAATGTAATAATACTACCAATAATACCGCTAATGGTTTCAAGTTGAGCGGATATATCAATACCAAAAGCTTCAGTTACTTGTTTTGCAAATAATAAAATAGCACCTACTAAAGCTGTGAGTGTTGTTCCGTTTTTTAAACGTGTCATCCAATTAATTTTCAAAGATTACATCTCCTTTATTGTAAAATAAAAGAGCCAACACTTTGTGTTAGCTCTTGATATATTCTATACATGTGCTTTTTCGGGATCGTATTTAACACCAGTTAATCCGAAATATTCTTCTGGCGTTACAAAACCTCTTTTAACAAATAAAGCAAATTGTTCGTTTGTGTAATATCCCATTTTATAATATTTAACTCCGATATCATGCATTAGTAGTTCCTCCTAACAATTGAATGGTTAAATCTGATATATCTTTTCTTACATCGCTTAATTCTTCTTGTGTTTTGATTAATTCAAAAGATAATTCTGCTATTATTTGGTCCTTGTGAGTTTCATCGTCTTTCTTGGGTGGTTCTTCAATTTGTTGTTTCTTCCATTCCTCGTATGGTGTACCAACCCATTCGCCACCGTCAAATTTAACCGGCCAATATAAACTGCTTGGTGGCATAATTTCAGTGTATAAGTCTTTGTCGTAACCTTCTTTACTTTCATCTATAAGGAAAGGTTTCCCATCAGATTTTCTAAAAATTTGTATCATCTAAATGCCTCCTAAACCATGTATGTGAGATTAATCATATAAGTGCTATCTGCTTCAACAGCACCTACGACTTTCATTGTTCCATCGTTTGCCAAATATGCTACAGCATTGCTAGTGCCTATTCTTTGGTTTAATTTAAATTCAATATTCTTAGTAGGAGTAATATTTAAAGGTAGTTGAGCAAAAACTGAACCAGTATTCATTTTTTTGATATTTCCTATGATTTGTACTGTTTTGTTATCTCCTGTTTTTCTAACTCTATAAGAAACTGGCAAATAAGAATCGCTATATACATCTGCTTCAGCACCATTTAATAATGGCAAAGGAACCCAACCTGTATCTGTAGACGCCTGATTGATATAACGCCATTCTGACAAACCGTTATATGTCACTCTTTGAAGTAATTGACTAGAATTGTAGGGTTGGAAATATAGTGTGGACAATTGAGAATCTGAACGTGTTAATTTTAAAAGCCAACCTTCATTAGAGCTTACATCAGAAGGCAATCCAGTTACTCTAGTTATATAACGTATTCCTGTAGGTAGTTTTTTGATTTCATCTTCGTTGTTTAAATTTGTTGTTCCAAATCCTGTATAAAAGTTGGTACCGTCATCATTTGTAAGTTTATATTTTTGGCTTTGTGGATTTAGTTGAGTCCACCCTTTGTCATCACCGTTAGTATGGATTACTTTAGACCAAATATTATTACGGTTACTTTGAGTAAGGATAATCTGTTTTCTTCCGCTTTGTCCTTTTGTAACATTAATTTCTGCTATATAACCTACACCATTTATGTCTGCAGGTGCATTTACAGATTGATTGTCGCTTGGTATAGAACACTCGTAAAGTCCAGGTTCTAAAGTTTCTACAGGTTTTGATAACGTTCCGAGCCATTTTCTAGTACCATCATTTTCTGTAAATCTGTATTGTTGCCAGTTGCTAAAATCAGGTAATTTAGGTGTAATTTCAGCTTTTTGTTCTTCTGTAAGACTTTCAAAGTCAAACGACTTTCCATCTGAACCATCTTGTCCGTCAACACCATCTTTCCCATCTCGTCCTGGTGGGCCTTGTGGACCAGGATTTCCGTTAACGCCATCAATACCATTAATGCCATTTTTACCATCTTTACCGTCTTGTCCTGCTGGACCCTGTTCTCCAGTATCTCCTTTAGGTCCTTTGAAGATATCTACATTGTCTTTCATTACTTTTTCTACGATATCATCTAGTAATTCCACACGTATTTCTTTTCCTACACTTTTAGTTATACCGCTGTCGTTAACAGTAAAATAAAAGTTAGCTACATGTGTGCTATCGTTATTTTCAGGATTTTCTAAGAATAATTTACATTGCATTTGCCCTACATGTTTAGTGATATATTCAGGGATAATATATCTTACAAATCCTTCTTCTGCTTTAACTATTTCTAATGGTTCATTAGTGAATATAGAACCATCTTGTGCAAAAACATGTAATACAGGTTCGAATTTCGTCTGATTGAAATTCACAGAGATGTATTCTTGATTTTCATTAATAATGTTCTTTTTCTTAATATGGATATCAATAACAGATGTCTTGTTATCCATTGTGTACAGATTAACGTTTATGCTGCCTAAATCAACGCCATTTTCATTGATGATTGTATTAACTGTACCGGTTTTGTACGTTTCCATAAAAACACCTCTCCAATAATAAATTTAGGGATAAGAGCTGTCAGCCTTATCCCTATTTATATCTATCTCTAATGAAATAGACACCTTTTATACCGATTTTGTCATATAGATTTTTGATAGTTGTCGCTTGAACTTGTGCCCAACGTACATCAGTTGCATATTGATGATTACCTGGATGTCTTGGGTTCCATCGCATACGATAAAGTGTATTTTGGCCTTTGCTGATATAACCTTGTCTTACAAACTTAGCGCCACCAATAATACCTTTAGCAGGAGTAGTCCATCCTCTATTTCTAGCGTAAGTAATTGCATAATTAGGGTTGTAGTCATATGCACCTATACCGAAGTAGTTATAAACACCAGCACGACCACTTGAGAAGTAAGATGTACCATAACCACTCTCAAGGAAGGCATGTGCAATTAAGTATATTTCATTAAGGTTATACTTCTTACAAGCATATGCAACTGCTTTACCTTGCCCGGATAAAGAACCTTTACCACGCAATATCTTATTAAGTGCTGAAACTGATACGCCTTGATATTTACCAAGATTGAGCATTTGATATTTTTGAGTTTTACTATTCCAAATCTTAAGCGAATTCATAGCGTTAAGTGTTGCCGAGTAACTTGCACCATACCACCCGTTACCGTAGTTTATTTGAGGGGATTTAGTTATTTGGATAGCTACCGCTCTCTTGAATGAATAAGCACTTCTTGAAACAACCACAGTAGGCTCTTTGCTTCCTTTTTTGTTTGTCGTTGTAGTTGTATTCTTATTAACACTAGATGCCGGAACTGTAACTTTAATAGTTTTAGTCTTAACTTTATCTTTAGGAATTTCAGAAAGTAACTTCTTACTGTTTTTATATAGATATAGTAATCCATTGATTGTTTTGTCTATGTTTTTCTTAGGCGGCAATCCATTGAGTGATATATCCCAATCTCCATGCTCGTATACGCTTCGCCAAATATTAGATGTGTCAACTTCAATAGAAGTTGGTTTAACTGGTATACCTTGATATTTCATTCTGAACACTGCTTGCAGCATTGTGTGTATCTCGTTGACGATAAAATCATCTTTACTTGCTGATAAATCTTGACACACTTCGATAACGATATTATCAGGGTGACTAGGTACTTCGTACATTTCTAATCTAGGCTGCCATATATGGTTTCTATCTACGAAATAGTGAGGATACTCTTTATCAGTAAGGTATTTTTCTCTATCAAAGTATAGGTCGAGGACTGAACACATTGTATTCGCGTTTCTTATAGTCACCTTTTTAGGGTTATGACCTCTATCTTTACCTTGGACAATATCGTGCAGTATAAATTCAGGATAAGTTGGTTCGCCATCATCTATAGTGAAATTGATATGTTTTTGTTTCTTCTTAATCGTTACTGTTTTATTATTATCTTTTGTTGTGGTGCTTGAAGTGTCAGAACCACCACTTGGTTTAGGAGTTTTTTTCTCAGCTTTATAAGGTGGTCTAACAAAATAAATGTTCCCACCATTACCGTTGTAGTTATGATTAACAAACGCTGCTCTCGAACCACTCCATTGGTTTGATCCAACCCAGTTTTGATCCACGCATTTAAAGTGTGATTTGTCACTAGGGCCAACAACTATTGCAGTATGTCCAGCCCAACCATAGGTCCATACAGCTATATCACCTGGTTTTGGGACAAAGCTAGATGTATTTCTATAGATTTTCCATGACCTATTAGGGTATTGACTGCGGTTTGCCATAGCATTTGCATTTCCCCACGTTCTGAAATGCCAATAACGTTGGAATATATAGTTAGGCAAATCCCAACATTGAACGTTTGTATTTAATTTAACGCCTTTCCCTGTATCAATTTCTTAATACGATTGTATAACGTTAAATCGCTCTATAAAAAGAGCCTCATGCTTTCACATGAGACTAGACTATATCTTCTGATGTATTTCGTGTTGATTATTCTCTAACGCACTGTCTTGTAATTACAAGCACTTAGTCGTTGAACGTTCCTCTACTGTTACCATAGAGGCTTCGCTGCTGATTACCCAATCCTTAATATTTTTGAACTATCACGCTTACCGTTACCGATTACGTTGTAGTTATTAAGGTTCTAAGGGTTTCCCAGCAATTCACGTTATTTTACATGAGCTATCTTTAACCCATACCTACCGTCAATATCGACACCTTTATGATTTTTAGCCATCCATTTAGCCCAATTCACAACTTGAGAGGCAGTAGGCTTTCCGCTTTTTGGTAATATTGCCATTCACACACCTACTTTCATTTTCAAAATAAAAAGCCGACGTTAAAACGACGACTTAAAACAATATTTTAGCAAGTCCAACCGCTGCGGCTATAATCGATGTACCTCCACCAATCAAAGCGACAACGACTTGCACATTGCCTTTTTGTTTTTCTAAAATTGATTTATTAATCTGTTCTAATTGAGTGTCATGTGAACGAACGGTGTATTGTACGTCTTTAAATTCATCGCCAAACCTTTCGACAACACCACTGATTTTTTCTAAGAGTTTTTCTTGTCGTTCTTGAGATTCAAATTGTTTTTCTTGCAGTCCTGTTTGTCGTTCTATCTTCGAATTTAAAGAATTGTAGGCCTCTAAATGTTTTCTGTCGTTTTCGTTGATTTTTTCATAAATCTTACCGGTGTTTTGTATCCATTCAGTACGTAATACGTACTTATCTTCTTTTTCCGACAATTTCAGCACCCCCATAAAAACCAATGATGCCCGAAATCATGGTAAAGGTTACGAATTGCAAAGGCGTCAACCAATTAATTGCGTGAAAAATACTTGCTGACGTCATTAGAAAATAGAAAATCGCGTTACCCCAGCCCCCAATGCAAATTAGGTAATTAAACACATTGTTCATCTTTTGCGTTGGCAAAAAGAAAGGTGCAACAATTATAAAAGCACTAAAGATTATTGCAAGTACGCCCCAAATCCAAATAGGCATAATGTGGTGTAGTGCTAAATAAAAATCGCTGTCTCTAATAACAGTTTCTTGTTCTCTTGTCCAGAAAAAACCACGTTCAAACATCAATGCTCCAAAACCTAAAACCATTAAAAAGGTTAACGAATAAGTTATTGAGTTTTTCTTCATTATGACTTACCTCCTAAACAACTGGATTAGATCCTGGAATTACTACACCTTTTGTAGCGTCATACCAAGAACCCCATCTTGTAGTTTCGCCCATCATATTACGAGAGTATATTCTGTGTCTGTTGTAAGGCATAAACAATACTTTTTTGAATGTGTCACTTCTCGCAATAACGATAGCATAGCCACTTTGATTATCGGGATCTGGAGAATTTGTAGGGTTGTAAAGGTAGTAAAAACCAGTTTTATCAATTTTGTCCATAGTAGATAAGTCAACATTATCTAACCTAATAGCAAAACCTTCGGCTTCTGTAAGTGATGATAATTGGCCTGTAGCGCTCTTTATAGCTTCATTAACTTTGTTTTGTATTAATTCATCTAAACCATCAGAAAGCGTCTTAAATTCATCTTCGTTTGCCTTCTTAGATAACTGCTGATTAACTTCATCTTTTTTAGCGTAGTTGATAAGATGCTCATCTAAGTTTTCTTCTGTTATAACTCCTTCAGTTGCCGAGTTTAGTCGTTCATTGACTTCTAAAATTTTATCGTTAATATTATTTAGATGGTCTGTTAACTCTGTTTCAGTTTGTTTTGCGAAACCTTCCATTTGTTCCCGCAAATCCTTAACTTGTTTAACAAATTCTGTCTTTTGAGTATTTACAAAATTCATAAATTCTTCTTCAGCATTTTGAACGTTTTCTAATTCTTTCGATACAGTATCAATTCTGTCTTTTACTAAATCAACAAGATCATCAATCTCTCTAATATATCTGATTTTAATATCAGCATCTATTTGATTAATTAATGCATCTTTTACGTAAAATCGAAACTCGTTAAGTACAACTGTATCTTCACGACCGACTGCTTTGATATAAATTTGACCAGTCACATGAGTGTCGGTAGAAGCTTTTAGGAAATCACTGTCTAAAGTTAAACGTATAACGCCTTTCATAGGATTAACATATTCAACTTTAACCCTTCCGGTTGAAGAACCGTTATCGGAAACAAAATAAGCTGTTATCTCAGTGTTAGCTTCGCTAATCTCTAGGGGATAACTTTCCCCGTTTATTTCTCTACGCACTTGAAAAGTTAATACCGCAGTATTTATATCCATATTATAAAAACCGATACCTTCGTCAGATATCGGTTTTAAATAAGGTTCATCGACAGTCGTTATTCTTGCTTCTTTGTAAAATCCATCCATTATGAAGCCTCCTTATTTTTTCTTTTTAGTTTTATGAATAATTTTGTTTGTCTTAGTATATGCGCTTGGCTTATCAGGATAAACTTGATGGAATGTTTTTTCTTTTTGGTTACCATAACCACCAGATTTAAGAATTTGAACTGCTGTGTGTGTATGTGATGGTGTGAAAGTGAGGTTGATAATCATGTTTCTAACTCTAGCTACACCTTTTGTTCTTAAAATATCTACAACCCCCATCACTTCATTAGATCTGTGAACTTTATCTGGACTTGTTGTAGAATATTGAACTGGTGCGATAGCATGTAATGGTATAGTATGCCAGCCTTTTTTAACCGGCATTCTAACTCTGTATAAGTGGCGTCTTCTACTCTTACCATTACCACTATATGGATGATAGTTCTGAACAACATAAGGCGCAATGGCAATAGTTGTGTTTCTATCTACTTCAACAGTAATAGAGCCGTTTAACTCTACAAAGCCATTTGCTGTAACTTGGAACCTTTGTTGTGTCATCAGCATACGTTGGTAATCTTTTTTTGCAATAAGAGAGAATGGTTTAGTATCCTTTTTATCAAATCTACTACTATAAACCAAAGACTTCACAATAGGTTGATTAGCAATTCTCCCTTCTTTGTTAGTGTCCAACTTAGCTAATTTAACAATGATGTTTCCTAAATAGTAAACCGAGCGCCACATTTCTTGTGCTCCTCTAGGTTTTCCAGCTCTACCTTCATATACTTCAGGCAAGAAAGAAGTTGTACCATGATTAATGCCTACCCAGTTACTAAAAGAAGCTAAGGTACTTGAACCCCATGTAACATAATCTCCATGATCTGAAATTTCAGATAGTAATTCAGTCATTACATTGTTAGGTTGGTTAGCGAAACGTGGATAGAATAAGCAATAGTCACTTAACTGAGAAACGATGTTATGACAATCTACGTGAGCAGTAATATCACCTAAACTTTCCACTAGCGCTTTCATATTTCTACTTTCTCTCTCGCTAAATGGCTTAGACCCTTTGTAGTTTTTACCAGTAGAACGTGTACCACTACCATTTGACCAATGATAGTCAAAGTTACGATTTAAATCGACGTTATTTACATTTTCACGTTCTCGATTAGCAAAGCCCCAAGGGTTAACAATAGGAACAATAACCACTCTAACGTTTTTACGTATATAAGCAAGTTGTGAATACTTGTTCCATTCATTGACAACTAAATCCATAAAGCGACTTAAAGCATAAAATGCGCTGTATTCATTCCCGTGTATACACGATGTGATGAATAAGGTTTTTGTATAGTTTTGAGGTTTGAAATCATAAGCATAAACATTATACTGGTTACTTTGGTCTTTACCTACATATTTTTTCGTAACATACTTGTTGTCAACAAATTTGTCGTAAAACACTTTTCTGTTGTCATCGGGATCGTTATTATTAGGTGTTTCATTAACACCTTGTTCTGCGCTAGCGATAAATGGTGGAGTAAATAGATAAGTAGCGTCATCAGCCACATTTAGTTCTTTATCTATTTTTTCATCTATTCTAGTGAAATCATGTCTTAGTCTTTCTGAAAGTATAGGGAAATTTTGAGCGTCAATTGATGTACGACTATCTCTCACTTCTTGAAGCCCATTACCGATAGTCCCTAAAACTAAGTTTCTTATTCGTTTACTTTGATAACCTAACTCTTGACCTACAGTAACATTAGGTCCAGTAGGCAATGTATATACAATTTGTTCAGCGTTATGTGCTCGCTTTTCAGTTTTTCCATGCTTTTCTAATATTTCTTCGATATTAGTAAGCATATCTCTTATAGCAATGTAATTGAGTTCATTTTCTCTAACATAACGCGAGCTAAATAAAGTATCTAGTTTTGTGTAGATAGTCTTTCGCATTGCTACGCCTCCTTAACTTGTAGTTTTCCTTCTTTATCTATTGTAATATTGTAATACTTACCATCTTCACCTTGCATTTTGAGACGATTATAATGAAGTCTATCAACTTTCCTTTTATCATTATTACTCATCAGTCCAGACACTTTATCTGTTGCTTTTGGTATTACGTATTTGTTAAATCCACTTTTAGCACTTGCGATAACTTGCCATGTCTTACCACGATCATGAGACACTCGAAACTTACCATTTCTGTTGTATTCTAGTATGTGGTCTTTTTCTACAATTGCTCTTATTCCATTAGCGTTTCCATGCAATGCTTTGTTAGAGTCAATAGACTTTCTTGTAGAAGTGATAGCTGCATTTGCTTTTGCGTATGTTGTTCGATATGAATTAGCAAATCCTCCACCTAAACCACCTACAACTTGTGCTGCTTGACTAATTCGTTCTAAATAGCGGTTGTGACGGTTGAAATCTCCTAAAGTTACGTCTTGTTTTACTATCTTATTTTCAGCGTCTCTAATAGTCTTAACTTCAACTATTCTCATAAACTCATTGATGCCAAGTGTAGAGTGCTTAACTTTTACAATGTCTGCAACTCTAGGAACTGCATTAGTATAATGTTTTCGCAAGGCTATAAAATCCAAAGTTAAAGAACGTTTTATAGATGCATTAATAACGGCTTGCAATCTAGCTCGCATAATATCAGGATCAGTAATTGAACCATCTTTAACAGGTGGTGCATCAAATCTACCGTAATCTTTCATATTAGGGTGCTCAAATTCAACAATAAGACCTGCACCGTCTAAACCTTCTTCATCAGTATAAGAACCGTACCCTTTAACATAGGTATACATCTGACCACTATCTTCTTCTAATTTCATATTGTTTGCGTTAATTTCATTATCAATATGATAAGTTGCTTGTTTCTCTAAATACGGGGTGAATTCAAAAGTATACGTGTTTGTTTTGTAATCATGATGTATATCGAACTCTAAATCCCATGCTTCTAATCCTTTTTTTAATAAATCCTCAACACTTTCTCCTTCGCCAGAGTCTTTGATTTCGGAAACAAACAAATTGTCAGGCACTTTGAATTTAAGCCCAGTCCCTTTAAATATCTTTTCGAAAAAGTCGGGTGGTTTATGAGGGCCATCTATTTTGTCATACACTCTTTTTCTTTTGATAATATCAATCGGCTTTTCTCGAAGGGTTACAGACACTTCTTGATTTCTACCATGTGTTTGTCTATCGATAATATAAGCAACGTATTCTCTCTTGTCATTAGGTCCTGTTAACTGTGTCAGTGTCCAGCGTTTATCAATACCTCGTATAACGTTATAGTTATATTTATCTTCAAGCAATTTGCATTGTACAACTGTTTCAGAACCTAATTTTGATGTTGTTGTAGTAGTGACATAAACTGGCTCGCCTATTCCTCTTATAGGGCTAAATAATACTGGCATTTAATAACCACCTACTTATAATAAAATTTCATATCAAAAGTTACTGACTTAACCTGTTGATTGAAAGCAAAATCATTCCAACCAGGATAGAATTTAGGTTGAGCGTTTGTACAGCGATGATTAATTGGAGTGCCGTTTCTCCACGTTTGAACTCCGTCATACACTATCTTGTCGCCTTTTTTCAAACTAATATTACTGATTTTCATATAATCAGATTTCCCCAACGTAAATCGGAAACTTTCTTTACTGCTTACATTTTTACCTAAAACGATAGTTACTTTCTTATAGAGTTTAAATTCGTTATTAGGTACATTTCCGTGGTAATAAACACTGTTATTCCAGGCATTAGTAAAAGTGTATGTTCTTTTGTCATTTTCTTCGTCAAATGGTACTAACATGTCATTAGACCATAACGCTTTGTTGGGTTTGTTCTCTAAATCTAAAGAAGTACCAATACTTTCGGCAAAAGGTATTTCAATTGTTTCAAAAACTAAGTCGAAGTTAATTACATTACCTTTGTTATCAGGTGTTATTACTGATGAACATTTAACTTGATACTGTTTACCACTAGTATAGTAATTATCGTTCATCATATTATGATCGAATACTGGATAACCATATTTATCATACGATTGATAGTCATCTTCCGTCGGTTGTAAAAACTTGTAATTATGCTCTTCGGCATATCTAAGTTCTCTAATCCATACAGGCTCAGTGTTTACTGTTAAATCATAGAATTTATCTCGTAATCTTGGTATATCATTAAGCTTTGTACTCATAACATAGCAAGGCACCGTAATTTTCCTTTTACGGTACTGACTACTAAGTAACATACGACCACTTGTGTTTTCTTTTGTTTCATAGTTGTCTTCTATCTCCGGACTTTCGATGACTATATCTTTCACTCGAAAACCGAAGTCAGACAACTTGTATTTAGTGCCATCTTTTTGTTTAATTTCTAAATCCATTGCCTGACCTCCTAGAATGTGAATGTGGCATCTCTATCTGCATTTTGTCCGTTGACTATATGAGTTAAAGCGTCGTTGTTAACGTCCATTTTAACGGTTACAACACGTTGCGATGGATTTGTCTTATATTCATGAGTGTGTGTAACTTGTGCATTGGCTGATGCACTAGCGTTTTTAATGTCTCTTTGTATGTTAGGTACATTAAGTTGAGGGTTGAACGCATCTGTTACAGATTTAGCCATAGATCCCATTCCAGATATAACGTTTCTTCCTTCGTTGTTTATACCAATTCCGAAACCTTCCATTGTATAGGCTCCGATTTCTTTAAACACACGTGACGGAGAATGAATACCTAATGCACTTTTAGCTGCATTGACTGCGCTTTTGGCTACGTTTCGTGCTGCATTGACTACCCATGACATTCCATTCATGATGCCTTGAACTAAACCACGCATTAAATCCATTCCGGCACTAGCAAATTGACCGATAAAATTTCTTACTACGCCGACTGCTCGAGATACGCCACTTGTTACCGAACTAACTACTCTAGCCATACCACTTACGACTGCACTTACCATACTAGACATTGCTGACATAACGGCACTAACCATATTTCTGAAACCACTTGATACAAAACTAACTGTTCTCGATACCGCACTAGAGATAGTACTGACGATTGAACTCCAAATACTAGAGATAACACTCATGATAGAACTCATGATTGATGAAGTAATTCCTAATAAATTCGACCAACCACTTGATACAAAACTTACGATAGATGAAACAATCGAACTTATAATACTAACAATTGTCGACCAAATAGAAGAAACCACGCTAGAAATCGCGCTCATGATTGTTGAAGTGATAGCGAGTAGCATGCTCCAATAAGTTTGAACGACTGTAAGTATTGTTTGAACAACTGCTGTAATTACAGTAGTTAATAGCGTCCAAATAGTTTGAGCTACAGTAACTAATGTAGTCCAAATCGTAGTGGCTACAGTTACTATTCCAGTCCAGATTGCCGATAGAATTGTTCCTAACGTAGTAACAATTGTTGTAATAGTCGTAACAATTATTGTCCAAATCGTCTGCGCAACTGTAACTAGCGTTGTCCAGATAGTAGATGCTACTGTAACAATAGTCGTCCAAATGGTAGCTAAGATACTTACTAACGTTGTCACGACCGTTACAATGACGTTCACAATTGCAGACCAAATAGTTTGTGCCACTGTAGCAATGATACTCCATTGGACTTGAGCACTTGTAACTATAGCTGTCCAAATACTTGTCAAGAATGCGCCTAAACCAGAAACAACTGTTTTTACAATATTAACAATTCCATTCCAAATCGAGCCTGCTATGCCTGTTAATGGACCAAATATTGCACTAAAGCCATCAACAATATTTTGCCATGATTGTTTTAAATAATCGCCTAAGATACTCCAGATATTTTTAGCCATTTCAACAATAGCTTTCCAAATTTCAGCACCTGCTTTAGACATTGTTTGCCAAGCGCCGCGCCAATCTCCAGTTAACAACTGAAGTAAAGCAACTATTGTACTTAAAATAACTTCCATAGAGATTTTAATAACTGCTTTAATGATTTCCCAAGCTACTTTAACGACTGCAACAACTGTATTAAAGGCTTGTTTAACCATTGGTGCTATAACATTAACTGCAGCATCTACAATAGCTACGATTTGGTTCCACACTTGTTGGAACATAGGTGCTAATGGTGCTAATATTTCTTGAGCACGACCGAACAAGTCTCCTAAGAAACCAAGCACTGCTTGAATTGCAGCACCAACTGAACTAGCTATTGCATTCCATGCGTCTGTTAAAGCGTTACGCAATGTTTCAGAAGAATTCCAAAGCGCTACAAATATCGCAATGACTGCTGCAACTGCTGCAACAATAGCTAAAATTTCTGGGTTAAGTGCTAAAAACGCGGTTCCCACATCTTCTAATACTCCCATTATAGCGCTACCTATAGCAGAAAACGCAGCCATTGCACTCTCAGCACCAGTTAAAACCATAGCGAATTTAGAAATAAAGTCGATAACACCTAAGATAGGCGGTCCTAAAGTCATGAACACACCAGCTAATGTAGCGATTAAGCCTAATAATATACCAATAGCAGGGTGCGCCTCCGTTAATTTAGCGATAAAATCTGTAATCGCAACAGCAACATCTAATACAGCTGCAGCTAGTGGTGCCATAGCTGTTCCCACATTAATGATGATTTTAATTATATTGCCTAATAATGTTATGAGTTTAGGACCGTTTGTATTGATATAGTCCATAAACTTTTTAAATCCGTCTGATTGTGCTACTGTAGCACTCCAAGAAGCGAACTTCTCAGACATTTGAGCAAGTGATTCTAAAATAGAGTGTGTATTAGGCGCAAATGCTTTCATGAGGTTAAAAATACCCTTGAAGGTATTACCAAATATCTGACCAATTAACGGTAAATTCTGTTTAGTATACTCTACAAATGATCTAATAGCTTCTTGTCCAGCCGATGACTGTGCCCAAGAATTAAAAGCTTGTCCCATTCGTTTAAATCCAGCTGCAGCCCAATCTGCAAGTGGCGCTAGTTGTGTGAGAACACTTACTACACCACTACCAAAATTGCCTGCTGCACTTAGCATGTTGTTGAATATTCTTACACCTGTTGTACCCATCATTTCGAAAAACTGTTGTGCTACTTGAGAGTTTTTAGCCCAATCAAGCATTTTAGCACTCGCTTGTTCCATTCCTTTTGACACGCCGCTAATGAAAGGAGACAAACCTGATAATGCCACTTTAATCATGTTTAAGCCATTAGCCATTGTGTTAAAGATTTGACTTTGGTTTTTCTCTATAATACCTTGCCAAGCATCTTGAACACCTTGTAAGGCACTTTCGTACTTTTTCGTTTCAGCTGTAGCTTGTAGAGTTCCATCGTTAAGCATTTTAATAGCACTTGCAGCCATAACTCCAAATCCCATAACTCCACTTGCAGCAACACCAAATGCAGCTGCTAATCCTGCAGCTCCACCAGCTACAACCCCGATAGCGTTAAGAACAGCAAATAATGCAGGAACCATCGAAGCAATGATAGGCACTACCAACGTTATATTGGAAATTAAAGAACCCTTTATCATGTTAGAAATTACAGTACCAATTGTTCTGATACGTGTAGCTAAAGCATTCCATGAGTTCATAGAACTATCAATACCAGCTACCATTGCTCTAAATGCACCTTGTGCTTTATCTGAATCAACATCTATCCTAGTGTGTATTCGGTTAGGAATTGAACGTAACATTGCTTTAAGCGCTAAAATCTTAGACACAGCAGCGCCTTCGTTAACTTCTACAGTAGCTTTCGCTTTTTGCCTAGCAAAACTATTGAGCGACTTCTTAGCTTCTGTTATAGCTACACGAGCTTTTGTAGCATCTGCATCTAAATGAGCACTGTAAGAGTTACCATCAAACATATCTAGGTCTATCTGTAACTTCGATAATGTTGTAATTGCCCTTCTAGCGTCCACATCGGCATGTGCATTAGCATTTGATCCGTCGAAGCGTTCTAAATATGCTTGTGCTTCTTCAATATTAGCTTTCGCGCTTGCTACATTAGCGTCTAACTCTGCGTCGCCTCTGTAAGCATCGAACTTGCGCACATATTCTTCAGCTATTTGCACTTTGTTTTTAACTTCGTCAATATCTATATCAAGGTCAGCTTCTGCACGAGTGTTATTAAATGACTCTAATTCTTTTTTAGCTTTGTTTACTGCACTAGTTAAACCTGATGCATCTGCATCAATTTCATTATCTTTGATTTTATCCATAGTGCCTTTAAAACGCTCTGCTGTGTTTTTAGCTGCTTGTATAGCACTTTTGAACTTTTTTGCGTTAGCTTCAATCGTCGCTTTTATACTATAGTTAGCTTCTGCCACGTGTTCCCACCTCCTTATTTATTAAGTTCTGCAATTTGTTGAAGTAAATCTTTAGGAGGCATATTCTCCTCAAATTTGCTTTCAGAAGCGAACTTCACAGGTTCGCCTCTGTTTAATCGTTGAATGTTTTCTTGATAATGCATGATATCGTCTGCACTTTTGAAACGATATTCTGTCTCGCCTTTTTTACCGCCACGTTTCTTCTTCTCTGCAGCTGCGTCTCTAATAGCAAAAGCGAGTTTGTACATATCCATATCTTTATCTAGTTGTTCATACTCTAATGCATACATACGATAGTTGAATTCTCTAAGTGTCATTTGCTCAATAACATCTAGGTCATAAATTTTCAGTTTGCTCATGCACAAGATAACTATACGATCAAACGTTAATCTTTCTTCGTCTACTTCTTGCTGTTCTTTTTGTATTTTTTCGGAACGAGGTTTTGGGTTAAAACACGCTTTCCCAGTTCCTCGATGACTTCGTTACAAAACTCTTCAAGCCCTGTATTTTCAATAATATCTTCAACAACAACTTCTAAATCTTTTTCGGTTTTAGGTGCTCCTTTTTCTTGTGCAGTTGCAGCTTTAATAACTTTAGCGACATCTACTACACTGTGGCTTTCTAGTGCAGGTACTAACATTTCTGTACCTTTACCAAAATTAACTTGTTCTGCTTCCATGCCCATTTCTTTATCAATGATGTTTAAAAACTTTAATCCGAATGATAGTTCAATTGTTTTACCGTTAAATTTGATTTCCATATTATTAATAACCTCACTTTAAATTTAGTCAAAAAGAAAAAGAGGGCATCAAGCCCTCGATATTATACAGTTTCTGCTGTACTTGGTTCGTTAGGTTGTGGGATTTCTGACACAAGACCATCGTCAGCTGGATCTGCAGCAACAGTATCGTGGAAGCCATAAGCAGCTTTGTTTTTCTCGATTTGCTCTGGTAACGTTGCCCAACCACGAACTTTTCTAAGATATACACCAAATTCAGTTTCAAATTCTGCGATATCTTCAGCGTCGTTAGTACGGTCAATACTATTCCAGTATCCTTGACGATATTCTGCTTTATATTTTCCATCTTTGTTTTTAACTTTTTTATTGATAACCCATAATTCATAAGGAGTATCTTCTTCGGTAGCATCTTCAATTTCATCACATAACGTGTCGTCTTGGTTCATGTAGCAGTTAATCGTAACTGTTGACTCTAACGTACCTCCAGAGTTAACAGGACCATCTACAGTAGCTTCTGTATCTCTATCTTTTTCTGTTTCGCGTTCTAATTCTGTTACCCACATTACTTTATTTGCATCTTTACGGTCTCCGGCTTTACGGATTAAGACTAATTCATCAGTACCTTGTTTAATTGCCATAGGTTTTACCCTCCTAAAAAGTATATAAAAAATACAAGCCCTTTAATGACTTGTGTATTCAATATTTATTGTTATATGTGATAATGCTTGATTACTTTCTATTTCGATAGCTTCGTTGATATCTAACTGTGGATTAAACAAACTAAAACCATCGAGTTGAATATCATCTAACATAATGTTTTGAACTTGCATCAGCAAATTGTCATTAGTACTCTTATCAATATCCAACCCCCACAGATGAACGATGGCAGTAGGATTACCTCCAAAACTGTCAAAAGTTAACACGTTCATGCTATCTGTGGTTGTTTGAATAGCAATAAAAGGATATTCAAGCTCTTGGTTAAGTTCTTTAGTTTCAATTACAGGGACACCAAGTTCACTAAATTTTTCGTATAAGTAATTGAATAGTTGAAGTTTAGCTGATTGCTTCATTACATGCCCCCCATTTTACCGTTTATTAATTTCTCGAGGTCCTCTCTGACTTTCCTTGTATATTTTTCATAAACAGGGAACATAAACGTTTCAGGAGCCATGTAGCGTGTACCGTATTCAAGGAACGAACTGTACCCAGCGTTAGAGGTCACAGCGTACTTCATGTTGCCTTCTTTAGTATCTCTAATCATACGCGCTAAGTTTCCTGTCCAGTAACCTTTGTTCATAACCGACTTAGCACTTACAACAGTATCTCTAGCGAACTCGCCAGCATTGTTTTTGAGCACTTCGTCAACATCATCATCAATGCTACTGTGCATTCGATCTAGCTTTCTAATTAGAGCGTCGATATCTCCAGCCACTATTTAACCTCCTCAACGTAGAATACAGTGTCATGTTCATAATCGATACGTTTAGTGATAATGTGTTTTACACCTTTGATATAAGCATGTGTAACTTGTGGCTCAAAACGACCATTTAAACGAATGACATTGATTTGCTTTGTTACATCTCCATATTCTAGGCTTGTACGCTGCGGGGACAAAGGAGAAATGTTACAAGGGACTATATCAAAAACTTTCTCCTTAACATCGTACTTACTTGTTTTAGGATTGTAACTGCCTTTTGTTTCCTTAGAGAACTTCACACGCTTGTTGTATCTCAATAGAAAACACCTCTACCACGTTTACTTGTCTCTTTTGGAAATAAAGCATCGATAACGTCCATATACTCATCAAAATCATTGCTTTGAAAAGTATTAGAACGACCATCAATACTTTCTTGCGTCATTCCTTCAGCACCAACACGATTAAAGCGTTTGACTGATACTTCTTCCACGATGTACTCGAGTCTTTCAGGTATTTCCTCGGTTTCAAGTGGAAGTAAGCTAATCAAACGCTTTTCAGTGTTACTTATGATTATTTCGAGTAGTTCATCTTGCTTATCATCATTGATAGAGAGTAACTTTTTGACATTTTCTAATACTGCCATGTTATCCCTCCAATGCTTTAAGAATTACCGCTTTCGTATCGTCTTTTGATACATCTACATTATGTTTTTCAGCTATTTCTAACAATTCAGCTTTTGTTGCTTTAGCATCTACATCTAAAGCGATGTATTGCTTGTTATATACGTTTTGCTTATGAAATAATTCATCAATACGCTTAGAAGTAATATCAGTAGGGAACTCGTTTCCTACTTTATATTCTTTCTGATCTTCTTTATTAATGAAGTCGCGTACAACTTTATAAGAATAAGCCATAAGTTAGACCTCCTCGATTAATTATACGGTTTCAGTATTTCCACCAGTTGAACCAGAACCAGCTGTTAATTTAGCAAACGCTTTGTCGTCTGCAATATGGAACGCAACGTCCATAGTTACACGTAAAGCAATTAATTCTTGTTCGAATAAGTTTACTGGTGAACCGTCAGCATTTTGTACAGTTGATAATTGACCATCTTCTGAAATTTTGTAAGACATGTTGTAAGGAATGCCATAAAACACTTTGTTGAAGTCTCCAGCGTATAAGTCACCTTTTTTAAATTGGTCTGATTTAAGGTCAACAACTGGAAGTCCATCTAGTGTGTTGTTAGCACGGTCATAATAGCTTTCTTTAGTATCTTCATCACGAACTCCACGTAATGCAGTGCGATTTTGTGTTTTAGATAAGAAAGCGTTAGCTTCTACATCATCTTCTAATAAAGTGTCCTCTAAAGCTAAGATATTATCTAAAGTGATATCGCCTTTTACTACATTGTTAGCTGCAGTAGCTGATTGTTCTACTGATTGTTTGAATGGGTTATCTACATTTAACAAACCTGCTTCGTCAAACTTTTTATAGAACTGTTCAGCGATTTGTGGTTTCATCGCTTCGAAGAAACGAGAGTAAGTGTAGTTTAAGTATTCACGAGAAGCAACGATGATAACACCTAATTTATGAGAACGCATAGACGCCTCAAGTAAGCTAGGTTTAGAAGTTTGAATTTTTTGACCTTCTCCTACCCAGTAAGCACCTGGTTTATCCGCCCAATAAGTGAACTTTTTCTCTGATTTACCACCCATATCTTGGTATTGGCCTAATTGCATAATCTTTGAGTTTTGTAATACGTCTAAAAGGATAGGTTCGTTAAAATCGTTTAATAATTCACCTTCCTTGTGTTCGTGCATCATTACATGATCTGGATTAAATGTTTGTGGTTTTACATCTGCCATTTATAACGCCTCCGTTTATTTAATAATTCTGTTTTCTTTTGCTAAATCAGCAAAACTTTTAGATGTTTCTTTTTTAGAAGATACGTCACTACCTTGTCCGTAAGGTGTTGATTGACGTGTAGCTTCTTTAACTTGCTCTTGTACAGCTTTGTCGAAATCTTCTTTAATCGAATTAACGACATCATTAATTTGTTCGTTATCTTCCAAATGAATTAAAGACTGTGCAAACGAAGTAGGTAGACCTTTTTCTTTTAAGTCACTTTCTACATCAGCTTTGAGTTCACGCAATTTAAATTCTTTTTCCTTTTCAGCTAAGGCTTGTTCGCGTTTCTCAATTTCTTTGTCTTTCTTCTCTTTTTCAGTTAACTTAGCGTAGCTTTCAGCCTCTTTTTTAGCTTCTTCACGAGCTTTGTCTAGTTCTTGCTGGTGCTTACGATCACGTTTAGAAAGAGCAGTCTCGACAGCTTTACTGATTTGAGAATCTACTTCGCTTCTTGTATATGTTTCTTGCTCTTGACCGCTATTGTTTTCTGGCTTCTTATCATTACTTTGTCCAGGTTCACCTTCGTCATTGTCAGCGAAGAATTGTAAATTTAGATTTAGTTTGTCATTTAATTTCATTTGTATATCCTCCCGTTCAGTCTTAAATTCAATGTTTAATCGCATAAAAATAGCACCCCAATTAGTCAATTAAGCCCAATTAGTGTGCTAGATATATTTGATATTTGCATTTGATTTAAGCCCGCTCAGTATTTTTTAATATTGAGCAGTTTAACGACTTACTGAGGTCGAGTAGGTTAACGTATCCTACTGACGAGATATTGGCGCGGTAACGCCAGGACCAACTGCTTCACGCTTTGACATAAGTACCACCTCAGATGAAATTTTTAGGTTTAAACTCTTTCTTCTCAGGTTCTTTCTTTTTCGCTTGTGCTCGGTTACTAGGGTTTGTGTCATTCAGACGCTTGAGTTCTTTGTGAATGCCTTCAAGGGCTGCAGCAATACGTTCGTTATACACCGCTACCACCCTCTTGAATTGCATCAACAATTTTGTCTATTTTTTCTTGTGTCGTCATACTATCTTTGATGATGTCTGAAGGTTCTTTGTTGAAGATTTGATTATATTCATCGTAAACATCATCTAGCCTGTCTTGTAAGTAACTTTCGTCATACTTGTCATACTCATCGATTGTATCACCATCAAGTTCAGTGACATCATATAGGCCTTCCTCTGTTTCGTAATCTTCTTCGTACTCATCTTCTGATTCATCTTCAGCACCACCAAGCCCCTCTAAGAAATCTAAATCCTCTTGATCAAAGTCATCAGAAAAGTCGTACTCTTCTTCCCAGTTTTCATCTTCTTCAAATTCGTCGTCATCTTCCATGAAGTCATCTTCATACATGTCATCTTCTTCATCACTGAAATCAGTGTCTAGCACTTCTTCTTCTTCCCAATCAGCATCTTCATAATCCCCTACGGAATTATCAACAATTTCTTCTGCTACACCTTCATTAGTAACTGGCGGTGTATTTGTAAGATTATTATCATCTGCCAATTACAACACCTCCTTTTAATTATTTAACAACGCCTCCGAAATATCTTCCTTCGCGCTCTTCAAAGAACTTATCACGCCAATCAGGTTTGATATGTGGCGCGACAGCACTCCGACAGAATGGATGCATCGGAGGAGCATTAACACCAGGCTTCATATCTTTGACTTTGAATACTTTTCCATTTAAACCACGACATGTTTTGGTTGTCTTACTATCTATCTTAGCGTGATATTCATATTCTGCGTCAGGTCCATGTTGTTCTAACATATGACGCTTTGCAGCTAACGTTTGTACTCTAGCTGTTTCCGTTATGAGTAAACGTCTTATCTCATACGTACTATTGCCAGTTTCTTTTCTAAATTCTTTTACGAATTCGTAAGGATGGCGACCTCTTAGTAATACTTGACTTGTCGCTTTTTCAACATGGTGTCTAACTACTTTCATATCACGCCATAGTCTACGAGACCAATTAGAGTTTTGGAAAGGTGCAGTAATGATCGTTTTAACATCGCTTAATGATACATGTAACGTTTCACCTAATATACCTGCTTGTTGCTCAAGAGAACGATAATAGGAAGATTCCATGTAGTTATAAATAGATTGCTCTATACGAGCGTATGAGTACGTTACAATTAATCCTAGTTGCGCTTTTAGTAGCTTTTCCCTGTTTACGTACATCGCAGTATTATATCTTTTTAGTTCTCTATTTGCTCTTTCACTAAAGTCGTTATCTTGTACATATTTTCTAGCTTTGTTAGCGAAAGATTGAACATCGAAGTTATCAATTTTCTTTTTAGCTTCTGAAATACTAATGCCTTCGTTGTCTGCATATCGAGCGTAGAACTTAGATATCTCATTCTCTATATCGTCAATCATGTTATTAACAATGCGCTCAATCTCTTGGCTCATTTCCTTATCGCTCATTGTTTCATCTTTAATAATCTCTTGAGCTCTTTTATCCCAATAAGTCATGTATTATCACTCCTTATTGTCAGATATTTCGTCATCTTCTTCCGATGCCTGGCTATCAGTTAGATCATTGAACATCAACTCATCAGAATGTTTTATCTTTTCTTCTTGTTCTTTTCTGATACGTTCAACTTCATATTTAGGATTGTCTATGAAAGAAACCAGAGACATTAATGTTCTCTGACTGATTTCTCCACCAGAATTGATGTACATTTGCATTTCTTCTGTCAGTGACTTAGGCAAGTTTCTTGTGAATGTGAATATCAAGTCTCTAAGGTTGTCCTTATCTATTTCTCTATTGATACTCATAATTTCTCCAACTAACTTGTAACGTCTAACTAAGCCTTTTCGAAATAGACCTTCTTTAATCGCTGTACGTTGCTCTAGTCCGAACAATTTATATTTCATGCTTTCACCAGATTGTTGACCTCCAAAGTTTTCGTCAGTCATGTCTGGTGTGTTAGTAAGTGTATGAATATCTTTAGCAATTCTTGTTTTATATGATTCAACACCACTTACATCATATTGCTTGTAGATATATTGAGCATCTACATTACCTTCTGTTACTTTATCATCTACTGTTGAATATTCAGGAGGTGCTAGATGGAACACATTAGCCTCTTTTTGCAGTGTCGCTACTTCTTCATTCAGGTCAACGTTGCCTTTGATAAGTAGCATTGCATCATTTAAATCACTCATGTAGTTAGCTGTATCTGATTGTGCCTCATCATATAAGTCGATAAGTGGTATGACCTTTTCAAAGTCTCCACGTCGCTTTTCATTATTGCTAAACTCTGTAATAGTTACTTTGCCAAACGAATGCGCTTCAGGAGGTTTACGCTCTGTTAACTCTAAGTTAGTAACACTGTTTGCCACAAAGAAATATGTTGCATTATCAGTAATGACATCGACATAGTAGATATTGCTTTCTGCCTCAGTCATCTCGACACTATCTTCTGTCGATACTTGCCAATATCTAACAGCCATAATACTATTTTTCTCAATGGTAGTATCGTATATAACAAATGTATTGCGTGGGTCTGATTTATAAATTCTAACCTCATCTTCTTGATTACGTATGATGTATTCATAAGCACGACCGAATATAGATAAATCTAACCCCAGTGAACGATTGTGACTATCAATGTCATTTATTGCATGCAACTGATCTATTTTATCTTGTGTCATACTGCCTTCGGATTGTACTTGTATGGCATGACCGAAGCAGTAACCGTTAATAAAGTCTGTAATGTAAGAAGCAAAGTCATGAGCAGCTCTATTATCTGCTAAGTGTTTCTCTCTACGTCGTTTATTACGCATGATGTTAAAATTCAAACCCTGATAATAATCATCTAACATTTGTAGTCTTGGAACTTGTGCTTCTAAATGATGACGAATGAAGTCGCTGATGTCGTTAGGATTATCTAACAAGTCTTGTGTAGTTCCATCATATTTGTAAGTTTCAACTGTATCACGTCTGTATATCTCATCACGCATTTGACGACGTTCAAAATCTCTTTCAAAGTTGTTGACATGTGCCATGTGTTACCTCCTTTATAAGCCCATAGATTTAATGGTATTTATAGATTTTTTAAGTGGCGCTTTCTTTTTAGGTTTCTGTTTATAAAATTTAGAGCAAGAATAGCGTAGTGAATCGATGCAGTGATTGTAAGTATCTACTGGTTCATTCATATATTCATCAGTGTTTTTATCTTTCTTCCACGTGTAATTATCGAACTCCTCAATAGTTTTGAAACAACGCTCGTCAATTACTATATCGAATTGCATAAGAAATTGTAGCCCCTGCATGATAGAACCTTTACCTTTTTGTGCAGGTTTAATACGTTCTATACCCAGTTTACGCATTTCTGCTATACTTTTTTGTTCTGCGCTATCTGCAAAGATTTCTTCTTTGGAATATCCTAAACGTTTGATAATTTCTGCTATCTCATCGTTTAACATACCCGTCTTGACATATTCTTCAATAATGTACAACTTCTTATTCTTAGCGTCTATCTTACAGTGTATAAATGCGCTCGGATCGTTTACATAACCATAGTCAAGTCCAAAGTATGAAGGTAGGTGTCTCAACTCATCTTTGTTGAGTAATCGTTTCTCATACTTTGGAAACACTAACTTATCTAAAGTAGCAAACTCACCTAAAGCGTATATCTTATAATATGCTGGATTTCTTCTAGCTAACATTTCTAAGTTTTCACGAGTGATTTCATCTAAGAATTTATTATCCTTATAACTCGATTGTCTAATCATTACATTTTCCATATCTTCGCCATGCTCAAAGAAATACTTATACACCCAGTTCAATTTAGAAACTGGGTTGAACATCAAAAATATTTGCTTGTTGTCATGTTTACGTTCTCTTAGACGTAACGTTAATTGTGTATAGTCGTTCAATGTAAACTCTGACGCCTCTTCCATTACAATATCTGAAATACCTTTAATAGACTTAATCTTTTCTGGATTATCCAACCCTTTGAACAAGAATGTCGAACCATTTGGAAGAACAACTTTGTTATCTGTTTTATTCCACTCGCACATATCCCATATACCGAAGTTAATCAGACATGCTTTAACATCTTCGAACAAACTATCTTTTATCGTTGACTGTACCTTTCTAAGCCAAAGTATACGTCTAGGATATTTCCACTTATTCAACGCTTTAAGTACAACCTTTTGTATTACACCATGTGACTTACCGCTAGAACCTCCACCATAATGTACTTCAGTGAAATTGTCATAGTTGGTAAGTATCTCGAATATATTTTTATTGAACACTTTAGCAGGTTCTTTAAAGTTGAGTTTTAAATTACTCATTATAATCACCTATGTTAATTTCAATATTACGTTGAGTGATTTCTTGTTCAACTTTATCTCTGTATTTATTAGGCAATCTATTTTTAAGCGCAAATATAAGCGACGTAGGGTTAGCGTGTTCATACTTTTTAACTTTGACAACCTTACCCGCATTAGTGACTGTTTCTTCTTCGTAATAGTAGCCTGTAGCTCTCTTATGCAATGCGTTTTCTAATTCATAATCAGAAACTTCTTTACCTCTTTTTATGGACTCGAAAAAGTCTTTCTTTTCATTTTTCCATTTGATCAACGTATCTTTAGACACGCCCAAGTTCTTTGCTATTTGTTCATCGGTCAGTCCATCACGTTTCCACCCTTCTACTAGAGGTAACTTACTTTTAACATCCAATTTTTCATATAACGTTTTCCTTGCCATCTCATATATCACCACTCTCACGGTATTCCCTTTCACATAATAAAAAAGGAGGTCTAACCAAATCATTGGCTAGCCTCTAAGTAATTGCTTATATAATGTGCGCAAGCAATCAGAACGCGCTAAGTAATTACATACTTCGCACTACCATTATATTAAAAATTCTGTCCACTCTAAAATAGTGTCATTTTCGTCATTTTTGTCATTTATGTCATTTTCGTCACTGTAATAAATATATTTTTTCTGCTAAGTCATCTTTACGTGCTAAAAAGTTAGTTCTATTTAATCGAGAGTTTGGCATGTCTTTTATTATTTCATCTCTGCGTCTACCCTTTTTTAAGTGACTTAAGAATATAAAGTCAACATGTCCTAACTTCTGTTGGGATTGATTGATAAATTCTACTTCCGCCAACATCTGAGCATGACGTTTACTCATTCTCTCACGACGTATAACAACATCTTCAACCTTACTGCTATTTTGCCCCTGTGGTTTAGGTAACGTCGCTTGTATACCATACTGCGCAATCGAATTACTATCACAATCTGGTATTACAGTAATTAAGTATTTACATGTCATTTGGTAGTTATCAATCATGTTTAATATTGCTTCTTTTGAGTACAATCGAGTTCCTCCTTAATCTTCATATTTACTCAATAAGATAATAAGCTAAATCACTTATGCTCACCCTTACTCTTTACACACAACCAAACGAGATACATAACTGGAATAATCACTATCCACCAAGTCATTTAAATACCTCTCTCCATAATCCATTCAAATGAACGTGGTCATGTTCGTCAAAGTCCTTAGGCACTTCCACCTCATCGTTTGCAGTTAACTTATAATACAACTCTCTACCAATACATTTACCTAACTCGTACATAGCGATAGTGAACCATATCTTTAATATTCGTTTAATCATTCCGTTCACTCCTTACCTAGTATTTGTTTGATCTCTGCTACTATATCTTTATTCTCCTGTGCTTCCATATGCGCCTCTGTCACTTTCATTTTCAAACTCCTTAACTTCTTTGGGTGTAGGATATACAACTGGTGCTACAACTAACTGTGCCAGTCTTTCACCTTTTTCTACTGTGATATCCTCATCACCTATATTGTCTGTGATGATACCTATTTCTTTATGATACGTTTTATCTATAGTTCCTAATGCTACACGTAACTTCGTTTTAAGTGATTTGCCCGATCTAGGCCTTACTTGTGCCTCATACCCATGAGGTAAATTGATTGCTATATCTGTTTTAACTATTGTTGTTGTATACGCGGGAATAGTGATTGTTTCTGATACATATAGATCCAAGCCAGAGTCAAATTCATTAGCTCGTGTTGGCATTGTTGCGTTTTCTGATATTTTTTTAATTTCTAATGTGTTTGTCATTTTTATTTATCCTCCATTTGTTTACGTAATAAAGCTATATCTTTAATAAGTTCATCACGTTGCTTTTTGTATTCGTCACGTTGTTTTTTAACTTTCTTTAATCTCGCATCCATTACACTGACATGAAATTGTGTTTCTGCGTTCATCCCACCAACTCCTCGCATATCTCATCAAACGTTTGAATACCTCTACCGTCAGTGATATCCATGATTACGCCATACACATATTGATTGATACTGAACTCTGCTCGATCTTGTTCATCTGAAATATGTCCTGTCCCTTGTCTGATGTCAGTACATTGAACATAAATCTTAATATCCTTATCACTTGCTCTTTTAAGGTGCTGTGCGTACCCCATTTCGCAAATTGTCCCTTGTGCATGAGGTAAGTAGTCGAATATCATTACATCGCTCGTTTCCATACCTAATGTGTCATTAAACACGATACGTTCTGCTAACTTATCTTGGTTAGCATTTTCTTTATCATTGATATCCTTATCGTCATGTGGTGCGTACACTTTAAAGCCTAATCGTTGTAACTCTTGTTTCTCCCACTCACGACGCATTTGTTGTCCTACACTTAGCATGTCGCCGCCTAAATAGATCATTGTTGGTCCACCCACTTATCAAACGCACGATTCAAGTACCAACGTGCCTTTTCTAAATCTTCTTTACCATTTTTATGATTGGCACGACTGATATATTTGATTGCATTACCGATACTAAACGCTAATTCTGGTTTATAACTTTTCGTAACCTCTTCCATGAAATCAATCGTTTCTATGGTTCCATATGTGTAATGTGTAGGTTGGTTTATGTTATCTGTCATCTGTCTTCTCTCCTACAACTTTGAATTTTTTGATTAATTCTTTTGCTCTTTTAGGTTTATCCTTTGCTTTGTTGTTTGCTATTTCATTTAAGAAGTCATAAACTTCAACAGGCAACTTAGGTTTTAGTTCATCGTTCCCCTCATATATTCTTGATTGAATAAGATTAACAACCATTTCATCTGTATAAACTCTCGCACCTGCTTTCATATACCTATCGATCATTCCAAATTCTCCGCCGTTGATAGCTGCACATTCCACCGGTGTGCCGTCTGTATAGTTTAGGTTTTTAAATTCATGAAAATAAATGCGCCCTAAAGGTTTCATACCTATAACATCATCTTTTAGAGTTGTTTCGTATCCCCTACGTGGATAAATGTATTCGTCGTCAATCTCCATAATTCCAAATTCACTAATGCTGTCATATCTTAATTTTCTAGTATCAATTAATTTCGTCATTTTTAATCCTCCTTAACAAACTCATAGTCCTCATAAGCTCTCAGAACCGTTTCTACGCCCACTTTTACATTTACATATGATTTACCCTCAAAATTAAAATTAAGGCTCTCTACGGTACCCCAGTGGCTATATGAGGTATATGGACTTTTAAACCAAATGTTATCGCCAACCTGCAATTCATGAAATGAAACTCTATCCATTTATCCGACTACCTTTTTAATAAAGATGTCATTCTCCATAAGATGTTTGCACCACTTACCACGAGGGTGTTTTTGAGGCACGTTGAACAAGTGAGGTTTCTTACGTCTTAGTTCTTCCATTCTTCGTCTTTGGATACGTTCTTTTAAACTTTCGGCTCGTTCCATTCTTTTTAGTGCATTCCACTCTTTGCGACGCATACCGACTGGCGCTTCAATTGCGTCGTAAAAATCCCAGCCCTTATTTATTCTTTGTCTCAAAGAGAACATGTTTATTCCACTTTCTTCCATTTTCATTTCATCTTTTTCAGTCATCACAAAAGTTTGTTTGCCTACTCTGATATTTCTCATTTACTCCACCTCAACTAAATCTATAAATTCAAAGTTCTCGTTCATCAATTCTTTTTCTGGGTTCTCCGCAATCACATCAAGTAATTTCTCTTTTTCGTCTTCTAAATTAGTATGCTTATTAAACCATACCGGAAACTTGCATTTGATTTTCACTGTAGCGTTTACTGTGACCATTTCCTCTCTCACATTCACTCTATCTCCTCCACACGATGTAAGTTGTACTCTTTTATTCAGTATTAACATTGTCATTAAAAACTTTTTGAAAGTGCATACCTGCTAAGTTACCTAAGTTACATGACTTCCTGACGTTCATTAAACAAATAAAACTTTACTAATCACCTTCTATAATTTCGATTGCATCTTCCACAGAGTAAGCAACACCTGCAAGCGCACCCTTTTTTTTAACTGTTTCAATAAACTTAATTTGCTTATCTCTAATTTTTCCTCCGGGTTTCTTAACTTCTATAAAAAATATCTGTCCATCTGGTCTGAAACCAAATAAATCACAAAATCCTTGAGGCAAACCTGTATCAAAAAACCTTCCGTCTGCCGTTCGTACTTTGCCCACATTTGCTCTGAAAATAATGTTTTCTTTTGATGCAGCAATTCGTATTAAATTTTGTATATCTTGTTCTGTCATCGATATTCAACTCTTTTAAAGTTACATGCAGTAATAGCTTCATCCAACCAACCATTTTTATCCATGTCTAACATCGTAATGTCGCCATCTTCACTCAAAGCAAACATAACGATTCTTGATTCTATTTCTTCACCTTCATCTTCATAAATAGCATATAAATTATTAGGTGTCGGCATAATTTGTACATATTTATCGCTCATATTTCATCTCTCCTTATAATTTGGGAATAAATGGGAAGTTTGGGAATGATTGTAGGGAGCGTTAAACGTTGTCATATCAATGTTTTTAACTCATTTGGGAATTGGGGAATAAGTTTTAGAAACTTTTCTATATTATTTACACTTATATTTTTTAGTATCTACTTTTATTTTATTATTCCCATTAATCCCATTAGAAGAATAAAAGTAGTATAAAGTATTGGTATGACAACATTTATGGTTGGGAGTGAATACTAAAATTCATTCCCAATTAACTCCCTAACGTCTTTTTCACTCCCAAATTTTAGTAATTCCTTATTGTAAATCCTGGTTTATAATCTTCGTCTTCAACTTGAACACCTTGATAATATTCATGACTTGATTTTTTTACCGAAAATTTCTTTTCCATTTCATTTCTGAATTTTCTGCTACTCATTCTATATTGATGATTATCTCTGGCCCAAATATCATACGCTTTGTAAAGATGACTGGTTCTAATAAACTTAGTTTCTCCCATTTCACAAACATCACGTAAAAACAATTCTGTACTATCCATTTCTGTACGGTACTCATCTCTCTGCGCTTTGACACTTTGTGGTTCGGACAATCCGATTTTCTGCCACTCAAGATAACCCTCAACACACCATTTCATAATGGCAGGTAATTCTTTTTTTAATTTATTTGTAAGGTCTCTGTCGACCTCTTTAAGCGGTATTTGTTTATCGAAAGGTATAATGACGAACCTACGCCAAATTCCTTCATCTGTGCCGCGTACATAAGGCTTGTGGTTGGTTGCCATCCACAGTTTCAATTGCGGTACAAATTCAAATTCATTTTCGTAAAGTTTACGTGCTGTAACTTTATCTCCGCCTGTAAGCTGCTTGATTAATCCTTCATCAAATCGATCACCTTCATTAGGCTCTGTGGTTGTTACAAATCTTGCACCGTCTAACTTGGCAATTTCTGGACTGGCATCCGATTTTTGATTGTTTGCCATAATAGCCTGAGGACGGATGTTAGTTGCATAATTCCCAAAAACTTCATTCATAATATCTAAAAACACTGATTTGCCGTTTCTTCCGTTACCAAGTAATACAAATAAAACTTGTTCTGAAGTGTATCCTGATAATGAATAACCTACACAACGTTGAATAAATTTAATTAATTCTTGATTTCCTAAGAAAATGTCGTTTAAAAAGTCTTCCCATTTCGGACAATCTGCGTTGTCTGTATACTCGCACTTAGAAATTTTTGTGAAGAATTTATTTTTGTCATGTTCCAACAACTGACCTGTATTTAAATCGATGTAGCCATTCTGTGTATTAAATAACGTGAAATCCGAATCAAAAACATGATTGTGGATAGGTAATAAGTGCTGACATTCTTTCAACATGTTTTCCTTTTTATTATGATTACGCGAATCTTTCCAATGTCGTGTTCTGAATTTTTTAATTTCTTCAGTGTCATAGCCGTCATACGAACCTGAAATTTTTTCGTTTTTCAAACCGGCGATTACTTTGTCGACTAAACCCTTCATTTTTCCTGCGTCATCAATACGCCAACGTTTGCTGTCGTAGAACATCCAATTTTTAGAAGTATAGTTGTAACGTATAAAACTTCCGAACCTATCCTTAAGACGTTCTGCGTTGCCTGTGTCATCGTATGAATAACGTTTATCTTTTTTTACAGGTTTGACTGCATCATCCATAATAAAAATCTGAAAATCATTTTCTGTCTTTTCTGGTATAAATTCATTCGTACAAGAATCGATCGCATTATTGATTGTGATATTGCCGTAAGTGTCTTTCCCTCTCATCTCATCCCACTTGTCGCGGTAGAGGTTGGACTTCCTGAATATGTCGTCCATCTTCGATGCATCTCTTGCAGTCCAAAAAGCTAAGTCGTTGGCGAAAGCCATATCTGCTTCAGATTGGGAATCATAGAACTGTGTCCAGTCACCTTCAAACAATGTGGTAAAACGTAGTCCGTTTTTTGATTTTTTAGCTATATCAATCAATTCTTCTGCCGATAAATCATTGCCTGTACCTTTTGTGGTGTTGATCTGCTTTGTTTCTGATTCTGGTTGAGCAATATATTTATTGTGCAGGTAGTTAATCTTGCCCATTTCATCTACTGCGATTTCCTTAAAACGTCCGATGCGGAAACCTGTAAATGTTAAAAATCTCAATTCTTCATACATTTCTACATTGCCGCGTCGTCTTCCTCCTTTAGGCAATTCACCCTTGACTAAAATGTGAATGCCTTTACCGCTCGGAGATATTTCTGCATAACTTTCCATTGTTTCAATAAATTCTCCGACAATATTGTCTACATCTTCATTAGCGAGGTATTCTTGTATTTCTTTTTCTACACCGTCAATATCGATTCCAAAAATACCATCACCTAACATAAAACCGATGCCGTCGAAATTCTTCGACATTTCAACTGCCGTTTCGTAATCACTCCATGTGGAGGAGTCGTTGCTTTTTGCATATGAGCCTGTGTTGGGATTTATTGGCCTTTTTGTTTTTCGGCCATTAGCTGTTTCTTCAATCTTCCAACAGACCCATGTATCTCGTTCCATTAAATCTATTGGAATTTCTTCATACATGTGTATAACTCCTTTTTAAGTAAGCAAGAGAGGGATAATCCCTCACTGCTTTAGAATGGGTAGTCTTCGTTATCGTCAATCACATCTGCGCCTGCAAACGGATTACTACCATCTTCAGTTTTAAATTTATGTGCCAATTCAGGGAATTTCGTTTTTTCCCAACGTTTAACATTTAAATTTTCATATGTTTTACCGTTGTATTCTGATGTTTCATTCTTAACAGTGACACGTACGGGTTTACCTAGGAAGTCTTTGAATAACTCTTCAATTGATGAATATTGTTTGCCTTGTTGTAATTGAGCTGCAGCGCCGATTGTATTAAAGAAACGCATATCGTATTTGCCTGTTGCTTTTGCTTTCCAAATGCGATGAAACACAATGTTATTTTTGTATTTTTGATCAATATCATTTCTAATTGTTAATCTCACATCTACATATTCAGTTCCTGCTTGTGTTGTATTTTCTTCAAATTTTGTAATAACCGTTTCGTATGTTCCATCTTGAATTCCTCCGTCAAAAGTATCTTCCATGTTTAAAGTAATGTTTGTCATAATTAAAATTCTCCTTTTTTTATATAAATCCTAAATGTTTTCCTTGATAATATGCCCAACCAGGTTTGTAATTCAGTGTTTCTGCTAATTCGTAAAGTTCTTCCATATTTTTGCAGTCACTTGGTTGTTTAAAAGCCATCTTAATAATTTTATCTTCTGTGATTTCTTCTAACTCTGCTTCTTCTAACTCGTAATTCTGCTTTGGACTATTGCTTTCAAATACATAACCGCATACATCGCATTCTTTTTGAGAAGAGGGCATGACATTGAAACAATCTTCTGCGCCACATACTTTAGCTGGGATTTCAGATTTTTCGCGAGGGGGTTTCCCTTCAAAGTAAGCTACCCAATCTCTATCAGAATCCGGTAGTTGATGTGTACTCCAGTTGTTGACCAAGTCAATGATGATTGCCTCTTTATTCAGTTGATAACGCATAGCACGCATCGTCTGTTGAATGAATAGACTAAGTGATTCGGTAGGTCTCAGAAGTATCACACAATGACAATCTGGAATATCGAAGCCTTCCCCGAATAATTCTGCGTTTGTAAGAATATCAATCTCGCCATCTCTGAATTTCTGAACAACTTCTAATCTCTCATGTGTTTTTGCATTACCGTCTAAATGGTAAGCATTATAACCTTTGTTTTTAAACTGTTCTGCTACACGTTTGCTCGATTCTACATTATAGGCATAAACAATCGTTTTAAGGCCTTTAGCATATTTCTCATAATTTTTTAAAACGTCTCCGTATATCTTTTTATTGAATGCTTCTTCGATTGATTTCTGACTGAACTCACCACGCTGTTTTTTTAATTTCTCATGATTAATCAGATCAATCGAAAAATATTTGTACGGTGCTAGACGTTTTTTTTCAATTAGCCACTTCACAGATTTTCCTAATACAATATCTTGAAACGATTCTTTAAATCCTTGTCCGTTTAAACGGTAAGGAGTTGCGGTAAATCCGATAATATAAGTATCAGGAAATGAGCTAATAATTTTTTGATACGTGTTTGATAATGCATGATGCGCTTCATCTATAATGATTATGTCAGGTTTCTGAATAAGATTTTTTTTAATCCTGTTGGCAATTGTCTGCACCATGCCGACTTCGCAATAATCCCAATTCACATCGTTTGCTTCCATGGTGTTTTTGATTTGATTAACAATCTCCTCCCTGTGGACGATGCATAACACGCGATTTTTCTTGTTATTAGCTCTTCGTGTCAACTCACTCATAGTGACAGTCTTACCGCTGCCTGCGGGGCTTTGTACCATGATGTTTTTATTATTATTCGCAATACTTTTATACAGTCCGTTTAGCAATTCTTCCTGATAATCACGTAGTGGTATCATCCACATCACCCACTTTAAACAAATCCTCTTGCAAGCAATGTTCTCTATCATCTAATTGGTTTTTAGCAAATACATTATTGCTAGGACTTAAGATAAAACCACGTTTACCTGTCTTTTCGTTAAACACTAAACGTGCAACGACTTGGCAAAGCCCTGCGACGTTATCCCTAATTGTTTTACGAATATCTGGTACTGCTTGCGTAATTTGTTGACCAGCAGGTGTGTAGTTATCAAAGTTTGTTTCCCAAGCAAGTAGTATCAAACGCTTACCTAGCGATTGTAAAAATCTAAGACTATCTATTGTGAAAAAGTCTACACGTTGGTAGTGACTCATTTCTGGAACACGATCGTTTTTACCGTTACGACCTAAGTTAGCAAGCATTGATCGGAATAGTTCAGAAATATTATCAATAACAATCGTGTCGTATTGTTCAATAACGTTTTGATTGTCGGCGATATATTTCATTAATTCGCCCCACTCTTTCCAAGCCTCGTGCGTATTGAATTCTAAAATATCGATGTTTTCATTACCTTTTAAAGGTCGTTCTGACTTATCTACGTTAATGTATAACGTGCGTCCAGGTAGAAAGTTCAATGTGTGTGTTTTACCAGTACCTGGTTTGGCGTAGATAAGATAAGTTGATTTATCTGTACTAATATCTTTGGCATTCGTGATGTTAAAATTCATGATCAACCTCCTCATATTTAGTTGTTTCAGTTACTGTTTTCTTGATTGCTTTGTGTTGGGTCATATCAATAGATGTTTTGTCTAAACCATCGAAGTCTTTCGCATCTCTCATATCAGTGGAATATTTGATTGCCGGAAAGTTTTCACTAGGTTTATTTGTGATATAAAGATCATTATCTTTACGCTTGATGATATACGTCACTGTCTCTTTCATTAGCGATACACACCCTTCTCTAAAATGTTGATTGATTCTTCCATAGTTTTAATCGTTTTATCTAAACGAATACATGATTGTATTTGATCTGTATAATCTTTTCTTAACTCTGCGTATCTATCGCACATATCCTCGTACTGTCTATTTAAGAAATCATAATCGCTACGTAAAAAATCTAATTGAACAGATTTGGCAATAAGTTGAGAATATTCTTCTTTAGGCAATCTAATTGTGATAAACTCTTGCATTTCCTCTCCTCCAAAGGTATATTTGAATTGTGTATTTTATTATTGATTCGATTTTTGGCTGTTAGACGTTTACGCGTCTTTCAGTCTTTTTTTCGTTCTCTTTTAACCACTCATTCCAAAAGAATGTGCTAAAGATAAAAGTCAAAATTGCAACGCCTATAATTGTTGTAAAACCACCTCCTAAAATTAATGTGATGATCATTGCGATAAACATCGTCATGTAACTTAGTAAATACTTCATCTTGTAGCCTCCCTTTTACGATTAAATTTTTGTTCCATGTTATCGTGCTATAATTCTTTTATCGCTACTGCGATAGTGGGTGGTGAATAGAATGAATTTAAAAACAATATTTAACTCTTTTGATTTAGCGATAAAACTCAATAAAGATATTTTTATTGTTGTCGATGGTGTAATGTATATTGGTACTCCTTCAAAAAAAAGATAAAGAAGATGATTATTATCAAAATTTAATCAATGCTATGTTATTAGACGTTAAAAAACCGACTTCTTCTTTAGAAATTGATACTTTGTTTTTAAAAGATGTATCAATAGTTGGTAATTATGAACGCGTCAATGTAGATATTGTTGCAATCGACGTTCAAAAGATTTCTGCTGTTTCTTTCTTAGATTAGTTTTCTTAGCATTCCTAACTCCCTCGATCAAAAGTGCTGTTAGGAGTGCTATTTTAATAAGTTGTAGTTTATTCATTTAAATTTCTCCTTTTTCTCTTAAAATCTGCTCAATATATCCTCTTTCTAATGCGAAATCAAATAACATTTGTTGAATGTGTTCAGGCATTACAATCACTCCTCCTCTTCATCGAATTCGATAATTGGTTTAGGCGCTATGCCTATCTCTATATCGATTGCGTCATAATTTAAATCTTCGATAGCTTCTTCAATTTCATTTACTGCACTTTTAATTTTTGATGCTTCAGGTACTCCGTATTGAATTTTTAAGCTTTTCATTTTATTCGCTCCTTTAAGTTGTTTACTCGATTGTGGGTGTTAATATTTTTATAATTCTTTCTGCTATACTCCTTATGAGGAGGTGATATTGTGCTTACTAATGAAGCCGAGTTTGTTTTACTTCAACTTTATCGTTGTTATGAAGACGATATTCAAGATGGTAAAACCAAAAGAGAAGCAAGATATTTTGAAGATGAACATAGTGTTCGTGATAATTACTTTATTGGTATAAATTCAGAAGATTTTCATTTAGCTTTAATGGAACTTTCAAACCACGGCTATTTAAATACACCGAAACCCACAATGGATGGTTATCCGGAATTTATACTAGAACCATCAGCTATAGCTGAAATGCAAAATCGTTATACAAAGAACCTAAATAAAGTTCTAAAAAGGATTAATGAATTGAAAAAATTAATTCTTTTTTAGACCCACCACTTCCCAATCATCAGCTAATAAGTCTTCTGCCATTGGTTGCCACAATGGATAGAAGGCTTTTTGCCTTGGCTTCACAACTACGTATCCATAACTATTTGTAGGTAAAAGTTCTAAGTTGTCTCCTGGTTTTCTAAATGTTTCAAATTCAGATGAGCGGTAAATTGGTTTACCTCTTTCCATAGCTAACTTTGTTGCCTCTTGTATATTCATAGCGACCTCCTTTAAGTAGTTTGTTTTTCTTTTTCTTTAAATGCTAAAATGATTGATTTCTTTTTGTTATTCATGTATACGAAATTTTCGTATTCATTACCTAAAAAAATATCATCGTATTTAACATTAAAAGCGTTCATATATTTTGAAAGTAAACTATCCTTTATATTGGTAGAATCTTTTTCCATATTTTGGATTGTACGAGAAGAAACTTTAAATAACTCTCCAAGTTCTTCTTGAGTTAATCCGTAATCAGTTCTCAACTCTTTTAATGTTTTCATGCAATCACCGCCTTTCGGTAACACTAATATAATACGATTTTTTCGTATTGTCAACAAAAAATACGTTTTTTTCGTAAAAAACTTTACTTTGATATGAATTTTTCGTATAATACGAAATAAGGAGGCGGTGACCTATGAATAAAGAAAGAAATAAAATAATCGCTAACAATATAAGAAAATATATAAAAGAAACTGAAATGACTCAAAAACAATTAGCTGAATTAATTAATATTAAACCATCTACATTAAGTGATTATTTAAATTTACGTTCTAACCCTTCACATGGTGTCATTCAGAAAATAGCTGATGTCTTTGGAGTTGTTAAAAGTGATATTGATACTACCTATAAAGAAGACAACGACATCACAACTGTATATAACCAACTCACACCTCCACGCCAGCATAATGTACTAGACTTTGCTAATCATCAGTTAGAATTGCAAAACTCTACTGATGATAACGTAATCGACTTAGATACATACAAAAATGAAAACACAACATTAACTGACGTTAATGGTTACGTGTCTGCTGGTACTGGTGAACAGATCTTTGATGAACCTAAATTCAAAGTTTCAGTTAAAGGTTACGTTCCTCCACATGATTTAGCATTACAAGTTAACGGTAATTCGATGGAACCGATGTTTAGTGATAAAGAAATTATCTTTGTAGAGAAATCTAATAACATTAAGAATGGTCAAATCGGCGTATTCATAATTAATGGTGAGGCATATGTTAAGAAAGTACATGTAGGAGAAGATAGATTGACGCTTGTTTCATTGAATAAAGATTATCGTGACTTACACTTTTACGAGAATGAAAGTGTTAGATTAGTTGGAAAAGTTATTTTATAGGAGGTTTTATTATGGAATGGGAATATTATGACGAAGAACCAAAACACTGGGACGAATTAGTAAAAGTCCCAGTATATACTATGGAACAATTGGAACATATGGTAAAAAACGATATACCATTGACTGAAAATAAAGATGTTTATAAAGATTAACAGTGCCTTTTCGGAACTTTAATATAATTTTATTCAAAGGAGAAATGTAGAATGAAAAAAGTCTTATTTATTTTATTATCTTGTTTCTTAGTTTTAGCGGCATGTAGTAACAACAATAGCAATTCGAAAAAGTCGACTTCCGTTGATGAAAACAAAGTACAATTCACTAATGATACTTTAGTTCTTGATCAAGCTGTTTTAAAAATAAAAGACACATTTTTAGTTAACGATAAGGATTCGGATAACGGAAAGAAATTATTAGCATTTAAATACGAGGTTAAAAGTAAAGACGGAGATGAACAAATAACGCCAATGAATGTTTGGATTGCGTCAATGGAAGCCGTTCAAGATAGCGAAAATACTGAAAGTAAACTTGAAGTTGGTCCAACGCCTAATACTGGTAAATTCGAAGAATGGGACAAACACAACAATGATGTAATTAAGAAAGGTAAAACTGCTAAAGGTATTATTACTTATGAATTAGAAAATGATAAGCAAGTGACACTTAAAGCTACTAAAGGCACAGAGGGTAAAAAACTGGGTATCAAGAAAATAGATATTAGCAAACTAAAGTCCGTAGATTATTCTGCGGCAGATGATATTATAAACGATTCTGCTAGTAGTTCAAAAGAAGATAGTAAAGATGTTGCGAATAACGAATCAGAAAATACATTTAAAAGCGATAATCCAAAACCACAAGATAATAACGGAAATAATGAAAATCCTCAAATGAAACAAGCACAATCATCAACAAATCAATCTTACGAGAGAAAACAACAATTAAGTCAATCTCAGACAAACACTAACCAAAGCAATAAACAACAAGATAATGGATATATGACACCTTCACAAATAGATGAATGGAACAAAACAAAACCAACTACTCACGATGAATCACAAATGGAACAAGTACCACAAGACCATTCTGGTGGCCACCCCTCAATTTTCGGAACAGATACGCCACCAAAAAATAATTAAATAAATTTATATGGGTAGCATGTCTACCCCTTATTATTTTTTTACTTTTTTAGGGAGTGATGAATTATGAACGTAGCTATTTACGTTCGTGTCAGGTCAGTACATTAGAGCAAAAAGAACATGGATATTCTATCGAAGAACAAGAAAGGAAGCTCAAATCATTTTGCGAGATAAACGACTGGAGTGTATCAGACATATTTATCGACGCGGGTTTCTCTGGTGCTAAACGTGATCGACCGGAATTACAACGTATGATGAATGACATTAAACGATTTGATTTAGTTTTAGTGTATAAGTTAGATAGGCTCACACGTAATGTACGTGATCTACTTGATTTATTAGAGGTATTCGAACAGAATAACGTAGCATTCAGAAGTGCTACTGAAGTTTATGATACATCTACAGCTATGGGTAGACTGTTTGTTACGTTAGTTGGCGCTATGGCAGAGTGGGAAAGAGAAACCATTAGAGAGCGTGTTATGATGGGTAAACGCGCAGCGATTAAACAAGGCATGATACTTACACCACCACCCTTTTATTATGATCGTGTAGATAATACTTACATTCCTAATGATTATAAAAAAGTAGTTTTGTGGGCATACGATGAAGTTTTGAAAGGTGTTAGCTCAAAAGGTATAGCTAGGAAATTAAATGATTCAGATATACCACCTCCTAATGGTAAAAGGTGGGAAGATAGAACAATAACGAGAGCGCTAAGAAGCCCTATAACAAGAGGACATTATTCTTGGGGCGATGTATTTATAGAAAACTCTCACGAGCCTATTATTACCGAAGAAATGTATCAAAAAATAAAAGAAAGGTTAGAAGAACGGATCAATACTAAAATAGTCAGTCATGTATCAGTGTTCAGAGGTAAATTTATTTGCCCAAGATGTGGCGGCACATTAACAATGAACACAGCAACAAGAAAGAGAAAGAAAGGGTATGTTACTTATAAAACGTATTATTGCAACACATGTAAGACTAGAAAACAAAGTTTCGGTTTTTCAGAGAATGAAGCGTTGAGAGTTTTTCGTGATTACCTATCTAAACTAGACTTAGACAAATACGAAGTAAAGACAAAACAAAAAGACGATGTTGTTACTATTGATATAGATAAAATCATGGAACAACGTAAAAGGTATCATAAATTATATGCTAAGGGGTTAATGCAAGAAGAAGAATTATTTGAATTGATTAAAGAAACAGACGAAACAATTGCAGAATATGAAAAGCAAAAAGAATTAGTACCTAGAAAAATACTAGATATAGATAAGATAAAAAACTTTAAAAATGTATTGTTGGAATCATGGAAGATATTCTCGTTAGAGGATAAAGCCGATTTTATTAAAATGGCTATTAAGTCTATAGATATAGAGTTTGTAAAGCTTAAAAGTAGGCATTCTATTAAAATAAACGATATAGAATTTTATTAA